TGAAGGGTCTTAGGGCTAAGTCCTCTATCAATAAACTGTTGAACTTTCTTAATGCCATCTAAACTATTATAGTCAACCCCTATTGCAGAGATATCAATATCTTTTTCCTTTTGAACAATAAATCCGGCATCAATAACACTCTGTAATTCTACTGGATCAAGCTTGACTTTAGATTCAAAAGAGCGACCTGTAACATGGCGATACAGCTGTCTAAAGTTGCCTTTTTTACCACACGATGGATTAAAGCATTGCCACAATCCTGTGCCTGAATTGATATAGAATGATGGCGTATTTACATTCTTATGGAATGGACAAAAGATCACATATTCAGAACCGCTTGAGGAATGAATATCTAAATGATATTCCTCAAGAAAGCTCTCAATATCATCCCTTAGATTCATCTGCGAATACGATTTTAAATTTGAATAGGTTCTTGTCTTTATCATAATCTGTAAATAGTTTTGTCGGCCCTTTGAATCCGTTTTTTCTTTTTGCTTCATCTTCTAGCCAAGGTCTTAACCTTGCTATTGTTTCAATATCAACTGCTACTCCTGTAACGATATTATCCATTAGAAATCCCACTCCTCTGACCATTTACCGGTCTCTAGATTCCATCTAAGATAGAATGCAAAATGCGTTGCTCTTCTTACTTTTCTTGATACCACTTGAAATAAATCAGATGATGGCTCTCTATGGATAGCCAACACCAAGTCAGCATCATAAGCCAACTGTTTACTCCAAGCGACCTCTTCAAGCTCTGGCGGTCTTTCTGAGTGACCTTCAGACATTGTTACTGCAGCAACATCAATGATTGGCACTGCATTTTTTACAGCCAATCGTTTAAATGCCTTAGAAAGATTCTTTGCTTTCTCAGTTTCCGTCTTGGCACCTGATGCATCATCAAACAAACCATGATAGTCAAGAATAACAATATCAGGATGATATTGATCAATCTTGGCTTGCACCATCATTTGATCTGCTGCCTCAAGCCCCTCTGATGTAACAAGATGAATTGGGTGCTTGCCCTCAAATGTTTTTTGAGCCCATTCTTCGTAGGCTTCAACAATTGCTGGATTTGCACGAACCAAGTCGGTATTGTTAAATGAGGTATCTCCATTAGTTAGCAATGTATCAAGTCGTTGACCTTCTTGTTGTTTATTCATCTCAAGAGAGATAATCAAAGGTCTATATCCGGCCCTCCATGCATTCACTGCAAATAATCTTGCAATAAATGATTTACCAACCCCTGTCCATCCAAGCAACACGATAAAGTCACCCGGTTGCCAACCTCCAAATGTTTTATCAATTACACTGATACCACTTGGGATGCCAATAAAATCACTTTGATCGCGTTCAGAACGCTCACGCAAGTCTTTTACACGATCTTGCCACTCACCAGCCAAATCGCTATCTTTAAGACTGCTAGAGAACTTATAGAGCTTTGATGTTTGCTCCATCAAGAAAGACAGCGCATCTTTTGCACCAAGTTCATTTAAAATGTTATTGGACTTAGAAACAATTACTCTTGTTTGATATGCAAGAGATTCACGCTTTGCTTCATCAAGATAGTACTTTAAAGGCTCCGGAGTTGAAACAAAATCAAATTCTGGGAAGTGGTGCTTTATAGTATCTTTTGACGGGGTTTTACCATGCTCATCATGATGCTTTACAACAAAGCTCCAAATGTCTCTGTATTCTAGAAATACATTTTCAGCGCCTTCACTTATCGCCTCAATGTAGTTTCCGCTATCAACAATTGCATTAAGTAACCTAACTTCGTAGTTCACTCCTGCTCCATTCTCTTTTTGGTTTCTTGTACGATATTAAGGAAGTTATTCCTAGATTTCTTTTCTAATGTAACATGGTCAATATATTTTTTTGATTGAACTGCAAAATCAAAGATAATAAACGGTCCCGGATTTACCTTTGTAAACTCATCAATTGCATCAAACAATATTTCTCTATTATAGAAGCCAGCAAGTGCATCACACACCTGCTCTTGACGAGGACTATCTGGAACGAATAACTTACTTCGCTTCTTGCAACAGCTTACGAAGTGTTGCATCACTTCTTGACCAGTTGGTTTTTCTGACACTTTTCACCTCTTTCCATGTTTTATTTAAATAATCCCATTCCGAGATGCCAGCGTTTACTCCAATAAAAAACTCTTGACTAAGAGCGTTCGCAAGACATGCCGTTTTTACACTACACGACTTGCAACCCTCTTTTGCATATTTTATATGCTCAATGTTGTATGATAACCAATACGAAGAATTTTTATCTCTGAGACAAACAGCAGATCTTTGCCATATTTGATTATGACTGTTTTTCATTATCAAGTTCTTGCAGTTTAGCTTCAATCTGAGAATCAATAGACTCCCAGAGCTTTGACCAAGCTTCTGCATCATCAAGAGATTTTGCTGATGTTCTTGCACCGGCATCAAGGCGGAGAGATTCATAGTTACCAAGATTCTTGGTAATGCCAATTGATGCCCAGATTTCTGTGCCGTTATTTTCTTTCATGTTGTCTCCTATTTGTGTAGTTTGACTTTTTGGTTTAATGTTTTTATAGTTGTTGCTACAAAGCCACGCGATTTATTAACAGGTCTGCCTTGCACTCTATTGTTAAAAAACTCAACAATATCATAGACATCAGATTCCTGATAATATCTCCAGTTTTTATAGCCCTTATATGCTTCACCAAATTTTTTTGGTGAGGTAATAAGATTTTTTCGCTCGTATTTACGAAGCGTATTTGGTTGTCTGCCAACTATCTTAGCAACTTCTCCTACGGTATAGATCCTTCTAAGCAACAAATCTGAAGATTCTGATGGAATATCAATGATTGAGTTGTCAAGAAGATTGACAAGTGTAATCTTTGCTGTGCTTTTATTGATTCTCTTTACCTTAACAAAATGATTGGCATAGATATAAAATTTATTGGTGATAACTTTATTCTGAAACAACATAGCGTTCCCTAACAGGTAGAAAGTTAAACTCTCTAAGGATACCGTTAAGTTTCTTTAATTCAATATCTCCACCTCTTGCACAACCAACGCATGAGAATTCAACCCACATTGTTTTAAGGGCATAATATTGAACACCTGCCAACATTTTATTATTGCAATGCGAGCAACGAATATCGTGTTGAAGATAATACGCTTTTAACTCCGGAATATTAATCTTTTTCATTGATCAAGCCAGCAGTTATACTCCGCTGTTACCAATCCTTTTTCTGGATGGACAAAGACTAAAGTTTGTGATGGTCTTCCAACAGCAGCAAGAGTTTCTGCAGCATAGGTATTAACAGACTCTGGACTTCCAGAAATTCTTAACTGAACAGTGTTGAATGTCATCTTGGTTGGGGTGTGAAAATGACCGATATAGATATCATCAAAATCTTCATCAACCGCACCAATTTTCCAACCATAAGCTTTCTTTTGGAAGGCATAGAAAGATGAAAGACTTCCAAATTGATCGCCGTGACATAGCAAAGCCCTATATTTGCCAATCTTATCAACGGCATACCAGTGACGCTCACCTCTTCCATCTGGAATGATAAACTTCACTCTTGGTTCTTTTTCAAACATCAACTGCGTAATGCGGTATAGCATTCTATCACCGTTAGTCTCTGGGTCATGGTCTCTTCTGGCTCTTCCACCGATTGAACCATGATTACCAATAACACCGACAAATGTTACTTTCTCAAAATTTTCCAACATAATGTTGATAAAATTCTTCATGATCCTAGGACCATCAACGGTGATTTGGCGATATAGACCGCCATCAACAAGGAAGGATTGCCCAGGGAATATAAGCTCTCCCTCAATAATATCTCCAAGCGCCCATATTCTTAATTCATTGACTGGATGATCTTTACGCTGAATATTGGTCAGATGAACAACTTTTTCTGCAAACTTGTAGATTCTTTCTTCACATACTTGCGAATTGTAATCTGGTGTAATTTTAGATAATTGCCAATCCGAAAGGATTGCAACAGCAACTTCAGGCGTTCCTTTACCCTTTGCAATTTTTGGTTTTGGAATTTTAACACTCTTAGAAGATTTAATATCTTCCTTTACTGCTCTGAATATTGCATCTACAAAATCGTCGCTCTTCTCCTTTACTTTTTTATATTCACTTAATAGCTTGGAATAAGCAACTTTTAGTTCGGCATCAGTCTTTGGGACTTCACCTGTTACTGGATTTACTGGCACTTCAAATAGTCCTTTCTCTCTTCTAAATTTACATAGACCACCAATATCAATTGACTTCCGACAGTCTTTGTCGGCGTATTTGTGATTGGCGGCTTTTGGTTCAAACTGCTGATTGCAGCCTTCTGCTTCGCATATTTTCATAAGGATTTATCAACTCCTACGGAAATCATACCATATGACTTCCGCAAAATCGGTCAGACTTTCACTTTTTTCTTGGAATATTTTTTGCAAAATTTCTTTTTCTAGTATGAGGCTTATTATTATATGCCATCTGGCGCAACTTATTGCGGTGATCGTCAGATAATTTAGTTCCTTCACGATGTATTGCACTGTGTTCTTTATGAGAGCACAAAAAGAGATTATCCAGTCGATTATCTATTTTGACCTCATTGATGTGATGTACAGTCTCCCAAGCTTGTAAAAATCTTCCAAGATATTTTTCCATTACAAGCCGATGCTCATAAGTGTATCCCCGGATATTTTTTGGGTGATCTGGTTTTAATACCCGAACATAGCCTTTATCATCAATATATTTTCCACCACGATAATTTGGACTACCTTCACCCATTGGAGCGCGATCATTCCATTTAACATCTTCTCTCTGAGATGCTAATGTTGATCTTCTCAGACAACGCCTCCAATATCCTCAACATATAATTGCAACTCTCTAGTTCCAGAAGATGCCGGAACACTATATGCTGGAGCATTTGCTGAACTTAATCCTTGGAATCTATTTACGGCAGCAAAGAATGATCTATTTGTAAAACCAGCACCGTCGCTTGCAATCACAACAGAATGAGTTCCAGCACCAAATCTGCTGTCATATGAATCACTTCTGAGAGCAATATTGCTAATCGTTGCTCCTGCACCAGCCGTTGCGACATTGATGTACGCAAATATAGGAGGTGTAAATTCTGCAGAATAAATCATTGTATTAACCCCTCCATGGGTGCCGTGATGTAGAGAGACTACATAATAAGCATCCTCTGCCCCTTTTGCATCAACAACAAACCCTGTGAAATTTAAAACAACGCGATAATATCTATTCCCTTCAATCGTAACTCTTCTGTCGGCACCGCCGGTTCCAGTTTCATCTTTAAGAGCAATAATTTCATTTGTTGTAGCAAAGTTTGTAAAGTTACCACTACCAGAGGTGACAGACTTGTATTTTTTAATACCCTGCGGTCGATCGTCAGTAGCCTCTTTGACTTGCTGAATATTAGTGGACATTTGCTGAAGTCGCTCACCAGTTATTGGAGTTCCGTCTGTCCATGAGACGATTGAATAGTTTTCGTATGCCATTTATCTATTATACCTCATTTTCAATTATCAAAGATATTATTCATTATTTCATCAATCAAAATGTGACACTCAGCGTCAGATTTTGCTACTAAATCAAATTCATAAACTCTCCAAATAATGCCAGATATACGATTTGCCCTGCTCTCATTTAGTGTTGTGTATTTTGACATATTACTTAATACATAACTGTCTAAATCACTCTTTGTCATTTCTGACTCTCCTCAAGTTTTTTAATTTTATCATTAAGATATTGAATTGTTTTTATCAGATATGGAACAAAGCCAGCATAATTGACAGATAAATACGCATCTGGATTATTATAATCTCCATCAATAAGGTCTGGAAATATGTCAATTATTTCTTGAGCAATAATACCAGCTCTACGGGTATCTCCTAATCTATCATTATTTAATTTATCAATAGGAGTGTATTGAATAATATTAATATCATTAAGTATTTTATCAATATATTCATCTCCAATATCTGATATGTCTGTTTTAAACCTTATATCGGATACAGTTCCAAGAACAGCAGAAACAACATTATCAACTGTGCCGCGAATATCTGGGTTGTCCCATACGAGCCCCATGTAATTTGCAGTTCCGGGACCAGTTGTACATCCAGGATATGCTATTCCGATACCATTTACATTCCCAGTTCCCATTCCGATTTCACCAGTTGAATAAATTTCGTTATATGCAAGAAAAGAAAAAGAGCCTCCATAGACGGAAGAAATTAACTGCGGAGAGATTTTTGTAGTGTATGGAGTTGAACTATCAATGACCCGAATACTGTAATAAGCATCAGCAACACCATTTATTGTTGTCTGCACATTATTGCGAACAGAGTACAAATCTCCGTCTGAACTAAGAACAATTTGATCAGATACTCCAGTACCAACAACTATTGATGAACCTGTTCCATCACTATAAAGGAATATAGTGCCATCTGCAGAAGAAAGTGATGTCGCTCCTATTGACCAATTTCCAATCTCACCAGTGTTTGCATTAATTTCTCCAGTTATATCAGCATTATTTGCGGAAAGATTACCGCTAGCATCTACAGAGAAATTACCAGATGATGTTACAATTGCACCATTGCCATATAATGTAAATGCGTTTGCTGACAATGTACCATTTGAAAATATATCAACACCAGGGGTTGATACCGAGGCTGCGACAATTGATCCTCTAATTACAGAGCTATCAAATACCGCATCGCCGGCCCATGTTATTGCCCACCCAGTATTCCCCGAAGATGTAATAATTCCATTTGAAGCAATTGTGCCATCAAAATTATTACTTCTAATAACATTATCAACTAGAACAATATTTGCTGAAAGAAGATTTGCTGTAATTGTTCCAGCAACAATATTATTTGCGGTGATCGTATTTGCCGATATTTCATTTCCAGTTACACTGCCTGCAATAATATGAGCATTGCCATTTACAACGCCAGGTTGTAGAACGAGACCTGATGGTTCAAGAATTGAAGAGTTAACAGTTGCAATAATAAATTGTTTAAAACCATTTTGATTTAATTCTTGACGATAAACCCTGTTGGGACCACCAATATTTCCAAAATCAAAATCAAATATTGAATATGCGGATGTGTTAATTAATGACGAGTTATTACCATCATGATTATGTCCACCACCGGGAAAGAAATATATTGATGATTCGTTCATCATTATGAAACCTGCCTAAGAGTCATCTGCTGAGTAAAATTACTACCGATTGTTCTACTATATGATATCACCCAATAATCGGTATTTGTAATTCCGAGAGCTGTAAAATTAGATATCCTTATTCTATCGCCTAGTTGTACTTTTGGCATTATTACTGTCGTAACATTTAAAATAGCCACTGGTATTTGCGTTTTGGAAATAATAAAATCAGCAATTCTTTGCGCATGAATTGCGTCATTAATAAAATTACTTTGAATTGTAACATCTTTAATTCCATACTTTTTAATGCTTTCAGCAACAGATGCTGTTTGTGATTTAATATCAGAATTCTGTTCAGAAATCTCAACAGGGATGCCAGCAATTGATGTTGCGTATGGATACCGCGTTTCACGATCTTCACCAGCAAGCATTATTATCTTTTCTACTGGAGCTGTATTTGCCGCAGCAATTATTAGTTCTGCACCATAGGCGTATGGGATATATTTATGGATTTCAAGAAGATCTGGCTCATCTATTCTAATTGCAGTTATAAATGGAGTCTGAACATTAAAAGCCGGTGCTTTCTGGAAGGAGACATTGAAGTATTTAACTTCTCTAATCTTTGAACCGTTGCCATCATTAATAATATGGGATGCTGCGGCTGTTTGAAACTGACCTCTTTCAAGATTGTTAAATGAATTACCAGTCTTTGAATTATATTTAATTATTTCGCTACCAATTTTTATATACCCAGCATTAGGGAATGGGATATCAGAATTTGAAGAATAATATGCAACATTGGAATTGGCTGTCATATTAGAAGATAATGTAACTGCTGTAATTGTTGTATCATTATCAATATTCCACAAAGCCTGTTTTGCATCTATTGCTTTTTGCAGACCAGAAAGAGGAACATCTACCTTATTACATTGCAATTGCACCGTATAACTGCCATCAATAAGATATGTTGAATCACTAATTGTTGATTGAACATTGGCATGCTGATCAATTGATGTTTCAAAGAATCTATAGAAATGTTCATATTTTGCTTTTCCAAGTTCATCAATATATAGCCTTCCGATATCTGCAAATGTAATGTCGTCAATTATTTGCTTTAAACTAGAGTTGTTCCCATACAAAAATGCAAAATTAGTTAATGGCTGAATTAGAGATTCTGAATATCTATCTTTGATTTGAGTAGGTGTGAGAGTCTGATTATAAATTTGGAATTCGTCAATGGTGAAAGTTCTTATGGTTGATGGTGCGACTTCACCAACATTTGCAGTAAATGAAGCTCCTCTACCTCCGATTGTTATATCAGAAGCAAAAGCAATTTGTGATCCAACAATTGTTGTATTTGATTTGAGATCTCCATTTACATAGTAGTAAAGCTTTGTTCCATCAAAGGTTGCGACTATGTGATTAAAAGAGTTACTTGAAAGAGCAGTATTTGAAGAAACCGTCTCTGTAATTACTACAGAATTAGATAATGTCCTTATTTTAAATCCGTTTGACGAACTATTGTTAAAAAATTCAAATCCGCTTGTTGGAGTGCCATTAGCCCAAGTGCTAATATATTCACCATTTGAGCTAAACGAACCGGTATTGAATTTCCCATAAAATTCAATTGTCCATTTACCAGTATATAGTGATGAATTTGCATTTGAAATATTAATACTGTCATGCATTGGTATTCTAATATATGCATTAGATTCTAATAAAACGGCTCCATCTTGAGTTTCAGATATTAAACCAGTTGGCTGACTTAACTTGGGATTATTTATATAAATGCCATTATTTCTCATATTATATGCATCTGCAACAGTTAAGTTGCTTGAAGCATTTTTTGTACCAATAGAATCAAAAGCTGCTATTGTAGTGCATTCATTTGCCGTTACAAGTGTATCAACGCCAGCACCAACAACTTTATAAAGAGCCAATCTAAAATTAGATGTCGGGCCATTATTATAAGGGTGATAAAACTCTAGCCTTATTTTTCTTGGAACTCCAGCGGTAAGATTTACTGTTGTACTTTGCAATCTTGTATTTGATTCATAAGTATTCCACTTATTTATAATCAAAGCATCATCAAGATATAATCTTACACCTCCGCCTGTAATATATATAACAAGATTTTGATTACCGCTTGCTAAAGGAATATAATATCCATCAATAACGCCATTATAATAATCTGAATACGAGGTGCCGTTGGCACCAGTGAATGAGTAATCAACCAATTGAATAGCGTTAGATGAGTTTGAAGATATACTTTTAGATAGAGCAACATATGAGGGGCTAACAAATCTTGTTTCTCCAAGAGCTAGATCCATTTTAGTTAGCTGTCTATCAAGAGCATCAGCTAAAATATCTTTTACAGATATGTCTTTTTTATTTGATGGCATGCCCCAAAATCTTGCACGAAGACCATTTGAAGGAATAATATTATTTCCACTTCTATCAATTGTTTCTTCTTTAAATGAATAACTAGCAATAGCACCTCTTTCAATAGCACCCTGTGAATATTTACTTAGTTTTTCAATATCAGCTCGTGGAAAATTGGAGCGCATCAATAAATTCTTAACAGCATCTCCAACATATGCATTTTGTAAAAGGAAGCCGTATTTAATTGTCTTCTCAACAAGATACTTTGTCCAGTCTTGCATTGATGCACCAACTGTCATTGAGGAAGATGTTGTATTCCATTCATCAATATAATAAGTACCATTTTTTACATATTCATAAACTTCAAATTTTACAGAAGATTGAGTAGTATGGGATTTTGCAGTTGTGCCAGCATACCCTCTCTGAACGACATTTAGGGTGCTTGGCAAAGTTACGCCTGAGCAGAGAATCAATTCTTCAGATTGTGTATCTTTGTCTAAAATTACAACAAAATGATTCCCAGCTCCACCAGATGGAAATATTGATGTATCATTTACACTTAAACTTGTTGTTGTTGAATTTGCATTAGCGGTTAAAAATGTATCAAGATAAATATTATCTATGTAGTCATCAGATGGCTTTTTAATTCTCCAACCAGAATAAATATCAACTTTTAATTCCTTTTTTAAATACTTACCATATTGAGAGCTATTATCAAAGATATTAAACTTTTTTGTTGTGTTATCAAATTCAACAGACGCTGTTCCCATTTCACTCCCGCCAATAGGTAAACTTGTCTCGTGAATATCTCTAGTTCTGTTTAAAGACATTGAAATTACATAATCACTCATATCCTCTTCATAAAGTGGAATAACTTCTTGAATTCTTGCATTATCAGATGGATTACGAGTACTATGAACAGTGACTCTTATTTTTGCTATATTCTGTGTAGAGAGTGCTGCTGATAAAATATGATCCTTGTAATATGTACTGGCTGGTATTAAATCACTAAATGAAACGACGAGATTATTAGATGAATCATAAACATAGATAGTATAGTTGTCTATCATACCATAGTATTCAGATGTAATAATTCTAATCTTATTAACTTTTCTTGATGT